CCTGTAAGTGTCCCGCCAGTGAGCGGAAGGTATGCCGACAGCGACGATGCTGTGATGTAGCCGCTAGGGTTGGTGGCGTTGTATGGCGTGAAGCCAAGGGCAGTTGTTACGTTACCGCTGGTGAGCGACAGAGTGCCGCCAAGGGTCAAGGATCCGGCTGTGGTGACGGTGCCCGTAAGGGTGAGGCCGCTTACTGTTCCTGTGCCAGATACGCTTGTGACTGTGCCGCCGCTGCCTACTTCTACAATAGTCTCCGTGACGCCAACCTGCTTCTTGGTATAGACCTTGCCATCGTAGGTATTAATAGCAAGCTCACCAAGCGCAATGTCAGCCACGCTTGGTATTTTGGCTGGAACTGCACTGCGCTTAAACTTCAATAGTGCCATGTGGCTTTCCCTTTTTGCTATATAGCGGGGCTAGTTTTTCTTAGAATGTCCCTAAGTCGATAGTTCCAACAGCTAGTGTGATGAAGTTATTGCTTGCGTCTTTCGTTACCAGCATAGAACTATTCATACGTAGCACGCCATCTGTTCCATCAGTCCCCCAAAGGTAGCCAGATGTTCCGCCAGCGATAACAGCGACCCGTTCATCCGTATCGCCATTAGGGATGTTTAGCGCAACCTTGAAGTCAGCAATCGTAATTTTCTTCGCCTTAACGCCGCTCGCGCTCGTGTCGTGTATCAAAAGCAGGTCAGCTGCCCCATCAACTGCACCGATTGCGGCAAGGTCGTCCACCGCTGGCACGACGCCCACGGTAGTCACTGCATCTAGGGCAATATGCAGCGTTCCCCTGTCTGTTGTAGAAAACTGCTCTCCTGCCAACATCCCTGAAGTTGGTAGGTTGGCCTTAAGACCACGTTTAATCTGTATACGCGCCATATTACTTTCCCTTAGTTAAACGTGCCGCCGTCAAGGAGGCCTGAGCTATTACGCCAAACTGATGACGCTGCATCGTATTGCAAAACATGTAGGTCCATCGGCGCAGAGATTCGCACATCGCCTAATTCTGACAGCAGTGTTGCGCTACCGCCGCCACTACTACCGCCGCCGCCAAAGAAGCCACCAGCCTTGCCAACAGGTAGCTCAATCTGTGTTTCTTGACCGTCAGTCAGCGTTATCCAAAATGACTTGTCGTCGCGCTGCTCAATGAGAGCAATCCCTACGCCGTTTTCGCCATTAGTGCCGTTAGTGCCATTTGTGCCGTTACTGCCATCACTGCCAGCATTGCCATTAGTGCCATCCTTACCAGCGGCGCCACGCAGTTGCTCGCGGTTAGCCTTAAACCAGATTTCAACAGCCGCCTGAATCTCGTCATCTGTTGGCGCTCTGCCTTGGTCGCCGCGCTGCCCGTCTTTACCGTCTGTGCCGTCTGTGCCGTCGCTAGGCTGTGTAATGTTAGCCCGTAGCCAATCTGTAGCAGCCGCCTTGATTTGCTCGTCACTAACGGGCCGTGCGTCGTCGCCTCTATCGCCTTGCTTACCAGCATCGCCTGTCAGCCCCTGTATCATCGGCCTTGACGCGGCATCGTTAACGCGCAGATTTAGCGCGGCAACAGCCTCAACTAGTGAGGTAACAATTTCCTCACTGACGGCCATTAGAGCCCTAGCCGCTGGCGAATATTAGTCATCAAGCTCTGTTCTTCAGGGTTGGCTTGCGGCGCAGGTGCGTCTGCAAACGATGGCCCTGCATCTGCTAGCTGTGCCTCATATTCATCAAATTCCATTTGTGGCTTGATAAGCTCGCCACGCTGGAGGTTCTCGAACAAGACAGACAGCGGCATTGCGTCGCCCTGATAGGCTGCCATCAGTGCGCTCAACATCTGTGGGTCCATCCGCGCAGCGCCGAAGTCTACGCTAAGATTGAACTCTGCATCTTGCGGCGCTCCTACCCACTGCGCCATCCAGTTTAGCGCGCGCTGAATTGCATCAGATGCCGAGCGGCTAATAGACGCAAGGATAGAGCGCTCACCCGCTGTGCGTAGCTCTAGCGTGCCAAAGGCTTCCGCTGTGCGCTTATCGTCTGCCAACATACGTGCGCCTAGCACGGCCATGCGCTGTTCTTTATCCTTGAGCGCCTGTTGTAACGTCTTTAGCCCGTCGCCCTTAAACTCTAGGTATTCAGCCTTGGCAGAGGGGTCAGGGAATACCCATGCTGTCATTGAGCCGATGGAAAGCGTCTGTCCCTCTGCCAGCTGCACGCCAGCAACGTAGGGCGTGGGTAGCCCTGTAAAGTGCAAGCCATGCTCGTAGTCCGCGCTGTTGCGATAGTGAGATAGGTTTGTGTCTACTAAATCTAGCAACGGCGGTTTCTGCACGTCTGTAGATGCGCTGTTGGCCCCTAGCACTGTAAACGGGATATAGCGCATAGGCTGTCCCTGCTGTAGCGGGAACACCTCCTCTAGTAGCTCGTCTGCCTCATTCATAATGCGGACGCGATAGCCTTGCTCGGTCAGGTCAAGCACGCGGTATTTCGTGACTTCCTCACTTGCAAATTCGTTCTGCTGGACATCTACAACCTCGCGCAGCACTACCAGAGCTAGAGTCTCCGCGCCGTTAATGTAGCTAGTGCGCCAGTTTATAATACTTTCCGCCGAATACCAGCGCAAGAATGGCCGCACGTTTAATGCCTCCGCCCGTGCAACAGTCAGGTTAGTTGGCGTGTTTGATGGATAGTCTACCATGATGCCTACGCGCCCGACAGCAATCTGTTGCTCTACTACCTGTTCGGCAAACTCGCGCAGGTTCGTGCCAGATAGCGTTATGTCATCCGCAAAAGCTTCGATAGCAGTTGGTAGCTTCCAAGTCGGATCCTTAGCAAATATCATGCCAGTAAAGGCATCCAGAGTGCGCCCTGTTGCATTAAAAAAACCAGCGCGTTCCTTGTAAGCTATGTATTCAGCATCTGTTTGATTAAGTAATCGCGGCAAATACTCATTAGATGTATTGTCGGCGCTATATAAACTCCCTGAGTATTTAGCCCCAGACTTAAATGCTGAACTTGATTTAAGCTGTTTAATAACGGCATCTCTGCCCTCTATTACATCTCGGCAACGCTTCCACTTATAGTGGTTGGCGTCATATGCTTTATGTGTTGTGTTGACGCTCATTTAAACCCCTGCGATTTGTGCAAAAGAAACTGTTCCTCTGCCAATACCATATTTATAAGAAATAAGGTAGCCAATGGCATCATTTAAATGGTCTAGCCCAGCAGTTTTATCTGGCTCACCTGTTTTGTTGTATGCTTGGCGCTCTAAGCCCTCAATAAGGTTAGGGCATTTGTCAGGGTTTACTAGCAATCTTCTTGCGCCTTGATTGTGTATCATTAGGTTGAGTGCAATCACCCTATCCTTAACCGCTGGGTTTTTATTTGGCGCAAGGACGGTAAAGTTCGCGCTTCGTAGCAGCGTTATGTCGGACAGGCTGGCGTTAATGCTCTTAGTGGCTCCACCAGAGGCGTCAGGGTAGACTGTGATGGCGTGGCCTTGGTAGCGCTCCTGTAAGGCCCTTATCATCGTAGGCGTGTCCCTGAGGCCCGTTAGCTCATCTAATGCAAATGGGTTACCGTTGCGAATAACGCAAATAATAGCGCTCATGTTGTTGACGTTAAAATCTAGGCCAATGTGCAGAGGCTCGCGCGGCTGTATCAACTCAAAGGCGCAGTTAAGGTTTCGGTCGAACTCTGGGTAGACGCTGCCGGCGGTTAGGTTCACGAACTCACCATCAAGATAGGCGGCTAATTGCGATGAAGAATAAGAGGCCTTCAGTTGGTCTAGGTAGCCATCCGGCAAATATGGGTTGCTGCTGGTTGGTGCGCGGATTAGCTCATAGCCTTGGCGAAGGTTCTTGCCGAATGTTTCATACATCCACGAAAAGCCCTCTGGCGTTGAAACTGCGCCTACCGTGTTTGGTGCGCCATCTGGCTTTTTCTGCCGTGCACGGCCCAGCATCTTAACCCAAACATCTGCCGCCTGTTGAGGGCGCAGCGTATCAGCTTCATCTATCACAGCGTCCGCAACCTCAAACCCTACAAGTCGCTCAGGGGTGTCGCCAGACCTGAAAATAATAGTAGAGCCATTTTCAATCGTTAGGACCGATGTCCCCTTGTTCAGGGTGTATTTGATGCCCCATTCGTCAAGCAATCCGGTGAAGCGAGGCCATGCAATGAGGCGCACTAGGTCGAATGTTGGCTCCACGAACGCAAAATCCATGCCTTCGTATTTCAAGGCTTGCAGTAGTATGCGGACTGCGCCAGCCTGAGACTTACCAGCGCCATAACCCGCGACCATTCCCGGGTGAATGGCTTTGGAGAATACAAACCGCTCCTGTGGCTCTGTAAGGTAAAGATTTACGTTCAAAGCGGCATATTAGCTTTAGCATAGTCTCTGGCGACTACCTCACTCATCATTACCAGCCCTCTTGACCGAAAAACTAAACGTGCGGTTTGTTACCGATAGCTCAGAAGGAGCGTTAAAGCCGTGCATTGCGTTTAGCTCCTTAACTGCGCCTGTCATGCCTGTAGATGTCTTAGCCTCCTGTGCAATTCGATATGCTTGTATCAACCCTTTGACAGACATTTCACGCGTCCATAGCT